GTGCGTCACGGAAAAGACGACCGGACCCTCGATCTGTTCGAGATTCCCCAGCCGGTGCTGGCCATTCCTGGCCAGGGCAACTACTCGGTCCAGGTGAGCGAACTGGTGGGCGAGATGCTCAAGGCCAGCGACCTGGACCGCTACGAAATCTCCGCACGGATGTCGCGCCTCTCGGGCGATGACGTCAGCAAGGCCATGCTCGACGCCTGGTCTTCCCCGGCTCGGGTCGATCACAACTTGCCTCTCTATCGTGCAGCGCTGCTGGAAGAAGTCTGCGCCAGCCACGTCCTTACCAATTGGCTAGTCAGCCTGCGCGGTGGACGTGTCGCTTATGGACGTGACGCGCTGCTCGCAGAGTTGGGACGTCTGGAGCGCATCCGCGAGGAAGCTGCACGGCAGTCCCGCGAACTCAAGCGCCGGATGGGGGAGTGACCATGCGTAATTGGTTCACCGCCAAAGAGTTGGCCGGCCTGCCTGGTTTGCCGGGCACAGTGCAGGGAGTCAACCTGCGAGCCAAGCGCGAAGGCTGGGAAGCACAGTTGCGCCTGGCTCAAGGTGGAGGCCAGGAATACAGCTTCGCCGTACTCCCCGCCGAGACCCAGGCCGCCCTGGTGGCGCGCCTGGTGCAACAGGAACAGCCGGCCCAGTTGCCTGCCCCGAGCGCCACACATACCCTGATTGCGCCTCAGCGTGACGGTGTTTGCGTGTCACGGCTGACCGATGATCAACGCGAGGTGATGACCGCGCGGGTGTCGATCATTCGCCAGATCGAACGGATGAGTCAGGTGGTCAGCCAGCAGCAGGCCATCCTCACCCTGGTGAGCCAGGCGCGCGACGGTAAGCTCAGCCAGTACCTGGCCGAGCAGGTCGAGCGGGCCAACGACCGCAAGAACGCCGACCGCACCCTCAGCGAGCGCACGCTCAAGCGCTGGCTGAGCGACTTCCGCAGGCACGGCGAAATTGCCCTGGCGCCCGCCCGCCGCAAGCCCGACATGACGCTGCCGGTGTGGGCCCCGGCCTTCCTCAAGCACTACCAGCGCCCGCAGAAGCCCAGCGTCGAGGCCTCCTATGCTGCCTTCAAGGTCGAGTATCCAGGCTGCCCCAGCATCCATGCCGTGCGTCGCTTCCTGGCCAAACTCAGCCCCGAAGCGCGCGAACAGGGCCGGCGCAGCCCGCAGGAGCTGAAGGCGCTTCAGGCGTTCAACCGCCTGGACAGCAGCCATCTGTTGCCTAATGACGTCTGGGTGGCGGACGGCCACACGTTCGATGCAGAAGTGATCGACCCCCGCACCGGCAAAGCCTTCCGCCCGGAGGTGACCACCTGCCTGGATTGGCGCACCCGGCGCGTCGTCGGCTATGCCATCAACCTGGCCGAGTCGGCCCTGGCCACCCTCGACATGCTGACCAGCGGCATCAGTCGCTGTGGCATGTTCCGGCAGTTCTACGTCGACAACGGCTCAGGCTTCGATAACGCCCGCGTACGGGAGGTGATCGACCGACTGGGCGGCGAGATGACCCATGCGCTGCCTTACAACTCGCAAGCGCGCGGGGTGATCGAGCGCTCGCACCGGACCATTCTGGTGCGGCTGGCCAAGGAGTTCGACAGCTACATCGGTGCCGACATGGACAAGCACGCCAGCACGCGCGTGCACCGCATCAGCCGCAAGGCCCTCAAAGCCGGCGAACAACCCACGCACATCCCGACGCTTTTCGAATTCTGGCAGCGCCTGGCGGAGGCCCTGGATGCCTACAACGACCAGCCCCACCGTGGCCTGCCGAAGGCGCGCGACCCGCTGACCGGGAAGCGGCGCCACCAGACCCCGAACGAAGCCTGGACACAAGCGTTGAGCGAGGGCTTTGAGCCGATGGCGGCCCCGTTCGACCTGGTGTCGGCCCTGACCCGGCCACAAGAAGTGCGGTTCACCCACCGTGGCGAGGTGCGCATCAATAGCGGCGTTTACTTCCTGCGCGAGCTGGTGGACCTGCACGGCCAGCAGGTTCGGGTGGCCTGGAGCTACCGCGATGCCCAGAACGTTGGAATCTTCACGCTGGATGGCGAATACATCGGCGAGGCCAAGCTGGACGGCAACAAGCGCCAAGTCTTCAAGACGAAGCTTGAGCGCGACGAAGACGCACGCATCAAGGGGCAGTTGGCCAACCTGGCGCAGAAGGGCGAAACCCTCACCGGCAAGAAGGTGGAAATCCGTCTGGTCGATACCCCGCCCTCGACTGACTACGACTTGCAGCAACGCCTGGTTGAAGCCGAGCAGTACAACGACCGACTTGCCCAGCAACTGCCGGCCTTCGTCGTCCCCGACAACGACATGACCCGTTACGACCTCTGGCAAGAGCTAGAGGCACGTGTCCAGCGCGGCGAGGCCCTGAGTGCCGATGAAGCCAACTGGCACGCCACCTACCCGAGCCACCAAGGCTTCAAAGCCATTCAACGCATGTACGACCACTTTGCGGCCGCCCAAGCGCGCGCCTGACGGAGAGACCCATGAGCGTTTCCAACATCATCCCCCTGACCAACGTAGGCCTTCTGTCCGGTGCGGTCGACCGCGCCATGCAGCGCCCGATTGGCCTGCCTGGCCTGGTCGTCATGTACGGCCCCAGCGGCTTGGGCAAAAGCGTTGCAGCCGCCTGCACCGCCAACCAGCACAGCGCCTATTACGTCGAGTGCCGCGACACCTGGACGAAAAAGGCGTTCCTGCTCGCCATCCTTCGCGAGATGAGCATCATCCCGGCCCGCACCCTTTCCGAGATGGTCGACCAGGTAGCGGAGCAGCTCAGCCGCAGCGGCCGGCCGCTGATCATTGATGACGTGCAATACCTGCTGGAGAAGGCCGCCGCCAACGTCCTGACCGACATCTACAACGCCAGCCAAGGCACCATCGTGCTGATCGGTGAAGAGGGCGTATCCACCAGCATGGTGCGCCTGGAGCGCCTGCATAACCGCGTACTGGAGTGGGTCCCCGCCCAGCCTGCAAGCCTGGCCGACGTTCGCCGTCTAGCCGCCTCTAGCTACCCGAAACTCCAGATCGCCGACGACCTGCTGGCCGACCTGCTGAAACAGGTAAAGGGCTGCCTGCGCCGTGTGGCTGTGAACCTGCACCGGCTCAACAGTGAGTGCACCGCCAAGGGTATGACCCAGGTCGGCCTGTCCACCTGGACCGGCACCTGGTTCACCGGGCAGGCCCCGGCCCGGAGGATCGCCTGATGCGTACCGGCAAGCGTCCCGTCCACCTGTCCATGGCCGGCGGCCTGCTGCCCCGGCAGCACATGTGGCAGGCCATTCGTACCCTGGCCCGCAGCGACGTAGCACTCACCACCTACAACGTATCCCGCCGCAGTGGCCAGGATGACGAAGCCGTACGCGACTACCTGCGGGCGCTGTGCAAGGCGGGCGTAGTCTCCCAAGAGCGCGCCATGGGCCGCGATGCCCTGTGGAAGCTGCTCCAGGATGAAGGCGCCGAAGCGCCACGGGTGAACCGTCGCGGCGAGCGCCAGCCCCCCGAGGCCGTCGAATGCATCTGGCGTGCGCTGCGCATCCTGGGCGAGCTGAGCGCGGCCGAGGCAGCAGCACAGGCCCAGGTGGGCGGCGCCACCATTACCGAGGGCGCGGCCCGCGTGTACCTCCAGGGCCTGGCCCTGGCCGGCTACGTCAGCCGCGAGGGCGGCATCCCAGGCAACCCCGCGCGCTATCGGCTAATGCCTGGCCGTAACACCGGCCCGCTGCACCCCATCTACCAGCGCAGCACCTATGAACAGGTCTACGACCCGAACCTCGACCAGGTGGTGTGGGCCAAGGGGCAGGCAGACGCGGAGCTGAATGCGGTTCGTGCCGAGCGCGAACAACTGCGGGAGCAGGTTCAGCGCTTGGAGGCCGCCCTTGCGGAATGCCGCGCCGATGCGGCCCGGTATCGCTACATCGTCGGCGACGCGGGCATGCGCCTGAAGCTCCCTGGCACTTGCAAGGCGCTCGGGTCGATTGAGCAGACCAACTCAGCGCTGGACGCACTCATCGCTTCGGCAGCATCGACTGAGGTGCGCGTATGACCCGTACCGCCCGCGTCGACCTGTCCGCCTGGGGCGAGGTGCCCCCGCAGTGGATCGCGCTGCTCGCCCGTGAGGTGGAGCGCAGCACCCGCAGCCGCGTGGCCGAGCGTGTCGGCATCAGCCGCACGGCGGTGACCCTGGCCCTGCAGAACCGCTACCCGTCCCCCAGCACGGCGCGCATCGAGCGCCGCGTCCTGGAAGCCCTCGGCCGTATCGAGTGCGTCGCCCTGGGCGAGGTCATCGACAGCGCGCAGTGCCAAAGCTACCGCGACCGCCCCGCGCCGACCCACAACCCGCCCGCCATGCAGCACTGGCGGGCCTGCCAACACTGCCCACACAACCCCAACTGCACGGAGAAAAGCCATGGTCGCCACTGAGCCACGTCCCCTTGTCGTGCTGACCAGCGCCCTGCGGGCCAACCTCGCCCAATTCAACGGCGCCGCCCGCGAGTTGCAGCGGCTGGGGGTGCGCATCGCCGCGTTCCACCCCGTCGAGAACCGCCTGGAAGTGGGGCCGGCCGATGGCCGCTGGCTCCTGGAGCAAGGGCTGATCGTCGGCGGCTTTCATCGGCACCCCAGCGCCGGCAGTACCCGATACAGCGTGCTGTTCCGGGGCGTAACCCTGGAATGGCGCGAGCCCATCACCACCAAACCCATCAGCCTTAACTAAGAGAGCACGCCCACATGGCACCCAAGAAGAGACTGAAGACCACCGCTACCCCCGACGTTCCGCAGAGTCGGGACGACGTGGTCAACGACATCAAAGTGATTGGCGACATCCAGCGCCAGATCACCCGCCTTGAAGCCGAGATGAATGACCGCATCGGCCTGATTACCGAGGAGTACTCCGCCCCGGTGGCCAACCTGCAAGCCCGCCTGACCACGCTCCAGAAGGGCGTCCAGGCGTGGTGCGAGGCACACCGGTTGGAGCTGACGAACAACGGCAAGGTAAAGACCGCCAACCTGGTAACGGGGGAAGTGCAATGGCGCTGCCGCCCGCCAAGCGTGACGGTGCGCGGGACCGATATGGTCCTGCAACTCCTGGAGGAAAAAGGCCTGGACCGTTTCATCCGGGTGACGTCATCCGTGAACAAGGAAGCCATTCTGGCCGACCCCCTCGCTATCGCGGGTATCCCTGGGCTGACCATCAAGAGCAGCGTGGAAGACTTCGCCATCGTGCCCTTTGAACAGGAGGTGCAGTGATGGCCGCCGCCCAAGCCAAGCAGTACTGCATCGTCACCTTGGGCTTTCAGCGCCTTCTGTTACCCAAGGCCCAAGCCTTGAAGTTGATGGACCTGGCGAGCACGGCAATGACCGTCGACCTCGACTACAGCGGCAACGGCATCCGCTACCGCGTCGAAAACCCACTTGAGGTGGAAGTCACGACGGTGCGCCCTGGTCAGTTGGTGATGCCCACTGCGGAATTGAAACCAGCCCGACCGAAGCGCAACCAGGCGCTGCTGGAGGCCGAGTGATGACCACGTCAACCAACCCGTTCAACCAGCCGGGTCGCACGTATGGCGCGGTCGACGTGACGAGCCGCCTGCACGCCCTGGAGCGGTTCACCCTGGCCCAATGCCAGGCGGCCCTGGAGGTTCCCGGCGTGCAGCAAGCGGTCGTTACCAAGCTGCGCAGCCGCATCCGTCAACTCGAAAAGCTGGCCGCCGCCGCTGGGGAGGCCTGATGCAACGCTATCACGACACCTCGGCCGACCCGCTTCCGCTGAAGTCGACGCACCTGGACGCCGAGCGCGAACGCATCGAGCAGGCGACCGCCGAGTTTCTGGCAAAGGGCGGCCGTATCGAACGCGTCGGCTACCAGATGAAGGACCTCCAGCCGTGGGTCATCAACCCCAAGCGCACGCCGGTCTATTCGCACCTGTTCCAGCGGCCTGACCCCATCCCCCAGGCCCAGCCGACAGCCGAGCCCGAAACCGTACTGGAGGTGGTTCCGGTGCCAGCCGTGCTGCCCACCCCAGCGCGACCGCAGGCGAAGCGCCGGGCCGCCGACGTACCCGCCGCACAGCTTGCTGCGCGGCTCATGGTCCAGGCCGCCCTGGGGGCATCGCCTGCGGTCGCCGCCAAGGCGGTCGGCATCACCGAGAAAGACGCGCGCCAGGTGGCACGCGACTTCCGCATCACATTCAAGCGCCAGCGCTAGGAGGCAAAGCCATGGCTCAACACACCCTCACCATCACCGACGAAGACGACGGCCTGACCATCAAGCTGGCCAGCACCGCCACCCTCAACAGCACCCCGGCCGGCACCGTTGTAACGAGCCTGCTCGGCGTTCTGGCCGAGGCCGTTGCCACGGCCCGCAGCGCGGCGGGTGAATGCCCCTGCCCGAAGTGCAAGGCCCGCCGGGAGGCCGAGGCAATCCCGGTGCCCACCAAGCGCACCCTGCACTGAGCGAAACCGCCCCGGCCTGGCCGGGGATGGTCTGCCGGGCGTGGTGGCCCGGTACTGATGAGCAGCCGAGGAAGAAATGGAACACAAGAAAGCCCTGGACAAGATCAAGAAGTGCTTGCGCCTTGCCGCAAGCAGCAACCCCCACGAGGCTGCCGCCGCGATGCGCCAGGCACGTGCCCTGATGGAGAAGTACCAGGTAGGGGAAACCGACGTGCTGATGGCTGACGTCCAGGAGGCGACCGCCAGAAGCGGCTCAAAGGTGAACCCAACCCAGTGGGAAGCCGGCCTGGCCGCAACAGTTGCGCGCGCTTACTCCTGCCGCCTTGTATTCATCGCCGGGCCGGGCACCTGGTCTTTCGTAGGTGAGATGGCCGAAGTCGCGGGCTACGCCATGACCCTGCTTCTTCGCCAGGTACGGCAGGCGCGCCGCGACTACATCACCACCAAGCTCAAGCGCTGCAAGGCTGCGACCAAGACCAAGCGTGCGGACATGTTCTGCGATGCCTGGGTTTGGGAAGTGCGGAGGAAGGTTCTGGAGTTTGCGGGCAGCCAAGAGCCATCGGCAGCCGTCGAGGCATACATGCAGAAGCATCACCAGAACCTCCAGGAGGGCGCCGCCGTGGACCGCAACGCGAAAGCCAGCGCACGTACCGCACAAGCGTTCAACGATGCCCTCAACGGCGCGCTTGCCGCGCAGGGCGTCCAGCTCAACCACGGCGTAGGTGGTGCTGATCAACTCGCACTGACGTAAGCGAAACCGCCCCCGGCCAGGCCGGGGATGGTCTGCCGGGCGTGGTGGCCCGGTACTGAAGAGCAGCCAGCATGAGCACACGAAACGACAAAATCCGGCGGCAGGACGCCCTTCGCCAACAGGCGAAGCGCAACCGCGAGGCCGCCCATCGTGCTGCCGTAGGCGCCGAGCGGACATCGTTCATCACCTACCGCAGCACCCGTGCCGACCTGGAGCAGATGCAACAGGTGGCGGGAATCGAAGAGCGCGACGAGGCCATCACCTTGGCCATTCGCTACATGGCGGGCATGGCCCGCCGCGACCCGGAGGCCTACCTGGCCGCCATGGACCCGAGGAATCCGGTATGAGCGCCGCAGCCCGAAAGATTCAGATCGCACGGCGCCAGTTGGGCATGGATGACGACACCTACCGCGCCATGCTGATGCGCACCGTGGGCGCAACGACATCCAAGGGCCTGACGCCCCGGCAGATCGGCCGCGTGCTGGCCGAGCTGGAACGCCTCGGGTTCCAGCCCACCAGCCCCCGGAAGGTGCCCGCAAAGGGTCGCCAGACCGCCGAACCCGCCCGCGAGCGTGCCGCCCTGATCGGCAAGATCGAGCGCCAGCTTGCCGAGGCCGAGCGCACCATCGCCTATGCCGATGGCATGGCGCGGCGCATGTTCCAGGTGGAGCGCGTGGAGTGGTGCGACCCCGACCAGCTGCGCCGCCTGGTCGCCGCCCTGGCCTATGACGCAAAGCGCCACGGGAGGCAGCAGTGAACCTGGAGCAAGTGCGGGCGTGCCTGCCCGCGCAGATTCGCGAGATCGCCGAGGCCATTGGCCTGCCCGCCACCCAACGCCTGGTCGAAGAGCTGGGCGGCACCACCTGGCCGGTGGCCCGAGGCGTCAATCGCCTGGGGATCATGCGCCACGAAGCGCTGACGGAGATCGTGGGCCCCGAGGCAGCGGATATCATGGCCAAGCGCTGGGGCAACGTTCCGTTGTACATTGCGCGCTGCGCGGAGCCCCTGCGCCGCTTGCGTGACCTGGAGATTCACCGCCAGTTCGAACAGGCCGTCCGTGAAGGGGTTTCCAGCACCACCGTGGTCAACGAACTGGCTCGCACCTACGGGCTGAGCGACCGCCGTATATGGAAGATTCTCAAGCAGGCACCGTCCCCGGACATGACGGGCGACCTGTTCCACTGAAGGGAGAAGGAAAATGTACCGCCTGTTTCTTGCCGCCTTGCTCATGGTGGCGACCTGCGTCCAAGCTGACCAGGACCCACTCACCGAAATGACGCTTGAGTCGTTCCGCGAGGCAGCTGCCACCCACACGTCCACGGACCTGGAGCAACAGGCCAAGCTCATGATGCAGGTTAAGAACGGGCTGTCCCTCTACCGTGACGGTGCTTTGCAGGAGTCCGACAAAGCAGCACTCAAGGGCATGATTGCGCGTCAGTTGGCTGCGGCTAACGCCGCCCTCGGCAAGGGCCCCGAGAAGCGTCAAAAGCTGGCCGTTGTCATGCGCGATAATGCGCAAGCCGCCCAGCAGGTTCTCAGCCTGAACCCAACAGCCCCAGACTTCACCTCCAAGATGAACGACTATCACAATCGCATCGGCTACTGGGCGTACCGATACGCTCAGGACATCGGCATCGAGCAGCTCTAAACGAGGCCCCGCAAACGCGGGGCCTTTCGTTTCTACTGAACCCCGTCACTCTACAGTCACCCCCCTCATGCCGCCGAACATGGCGGCATGAACACTCAACCCCACCACCCCCTACGCACCCCGCGCGACTACGCCGCCGCCATCCTGGCGGAGGTGGACCGCTCCGCGCGGGAGGCCATCCTGGCGCGCTGCCCGCCTGAATGGCGGGACCAGGTGGAAACCCACGTCCGCGACGCCTGGGAAAAGCGCCAGGCCTACCTCCGGCACCGCCGCGAAGGCCGAGCCGCTGCCCACCAAAAGCCCCCGGCAGCACCCCGCCAGAACGTACTCAACAGCGTTATCCACCCCACCCGCTCGGCGCCGGAGGTGGGCAACGCTCACCTGGCCGCGCTCCGGGCGCTGTGCACGCGAGGCCCCGAATGAGCCTGAGAACCCGAATCGCCCAGGGCAGCCTGGTACTGGCCAGCGCCGGCCTGGTGGCCTTCCTCGGCACCTGGGAGGGCACCGGGCAGAACACCGTCTATCCCGACGCACTGGCCCAGGACCTGCCCACCGTCTGCAAGGGCATCACTGCCCATACCAGCCCGTACCCCGTGGTGATCGGCGACTACTGGTCCGACGCACGCTGTGCCGAGGTCGAGGCGCTGGTCATAGCCCGAGGGCAGTTGGCGCTGGCCGACTGCATCACCAACGACCAGATCAGCCAAAAGGTGTTCGACGCCCTGTCCAGCCATGGGCACAACGTCGGCACCCCCGCCACCTGCGCCAGCCGCGCCGTGGGCCTGATCAACGCGGGCCGGGTGGCCGATGGCTGCCGTGCCCTCGCCTGGGGCGCCGACGGCCGCCCCGTGTGGGCCTACGTCACCGACGCCAAGGGCCGCCGCGTATTCGTGCGAGGCCTGCACCGCCGCCGCCTGGCCGAGATGCGCCAGTGCCTGGAGGGCGCGTGATGCCGCCCGCGCTCCGACACGCCCTGGTCGTCGGCGCCATGGTTCTGATCGTGGTGGGCCTGCTGGCCGTACTCAGTGCGGCCTATCGCGCCGGCTACACCACGGCCACGGCCGAGGGCGAGGCAGCACTGGAAAAGCTGCGCACCGAGCACGCCCAGGCCGATACCAGGCGCGCCCTACAGGCCGCTGCCGATGCCAAAGCCGCCGCCAATGCCCTGCGTGAACAGACCCAACGGGCCGACCAGGCCGCCGCCCAACTGGCCGCCCAGCAACGCCAGCACCGCCAAACCACCGACCGCCTAACCGGAGAGATTGCCCGTGTTAACGACCTCTACCAGGCCGCGCTCGATGCGCCGCCTGAACCCCTTCCTGCTTGTGTGTTCACTCGCGGCTTTGTCCGCGTGTGGAACGAGGCCACCGGCGCCGCAGTGCCCGCCGCCGAACATCCCGGCGGAACTGCTGCGACGCCCCCCGATGCCCGAGCCGCTGACCGCCTCGACGCCGGCATCGACCGCGCCGACCTGCTGCGCCACCACGTCCGCTACGCCGAGCAGTGCAAAGGCATTGCCGACCAGCTCAACGCCCTTATCGACATCGTCCAGGAGGACCGCTGATGGCCTTTGAACTGAGCGAGCTGATCGGCTGGGGCGGCGGCATGTTGTCCGTGTTCGCCACCGTAGTGGTGGCGCTGGTCAAGCTGCTGCTGGCCCAGTTCGAGAAGCGTCTGGCCGAACGCTTCGCCGCCCAGGACGCCGCACGCACCGCCGCCGCTGCCCATTGGGATCAGAACTTCACCCAGGTCCTGGAGCGACAGGAAAAGGACGCCCAGGCCCTCGCACAGTTGGAGCGCGCCTTCCTGAAGTTCCAGGCCGAGCTGCCCGTCAACTACGTCCGCCGCGAAGACTGGGTGCGCGGGCAATCCGTAATCGAGGCCAAGCTCGATGGCTTGGCCCTGAAGTTTGAGAACGTCCTGCTGAAAGGAGCCCGCAATGATTGACCCCGCCAAGGCACGCCGCGAGAGCTTGCGCTGGTACATCCTGCTGACCCTCAACACCTCGCGCCCCATCGACCCCCATGAGGAAGTGGTCCTGAGCATGGTGCAGTGCATCTACACCGACGCAACGCCCATGGAGCTGCGCAAGGAACTGGACTACCTGGCAGACCGCTCGCTGGTAACCCTGGTCAAACAGCCCAGCGGCCCCTGGATTTGCGGCCTCACCTCCCTGGGCGTGGACGTGGTCGAGTACACCGTCGCGTGCCACCCCGGCATCGCACGCCCCGAGAAGTACTGGGCGGGGAGCTGACATGCCGCCCCGCAGCAAGGTCGCCCAACTGCCCGCCGAGGTTAAGGCCTGGCTGGACCAG